TCACTTCTGAGTTAAATGGTGCTTTAAATCAGAATCAGTGAATGACAACTGTCTCCTCTTTGCCAATAAGAATGTTTCTGCTCACATCCGTGACAGCTTTTCAAGTAATTCTTTTACAGTCATTAACAAAAATCCCCTTTAATTTAGATCTGTGAAAGTGTTTCTGTAAGATACGGAATTTTATCCAGTGTGATAAATTCTAATCCTACCGTTTTAGCGTAATCTATAGCACCTTCAATTACTGCTTTTTTGGCTGAATCAAGTGAAATTTCATGCCAGTAGACAATCAGTATTTTATTGTTCTTGTAGGCGTAGTTAATAGCCAGCTTATTTGTGTCGAGTGTGTAACCGGAAATATTGTAAGAAGACAAACCGTACAGATTGCTTCCCTCACCGGAAGTGTAGAAATCATAGTAGTTGTGAACAGTATCACCATAGTTACCTTCAGCGTCATATCCTTTTAATCCGCTTCTGACAACGCCGAACCTGCCACCTGCAACGATCTGCACGATTGGGGTAGTATAGTGTGAAGGGATTACAGCACTTTTAACATCAACTCCGAGAGTGTCAAAGAATGCTTTTTCTTCATCAAAAAACTGGTCTAATCCATATTCAGAATATTCTGTCCAGTTCCTTCCACCATGTTGAGCAATAACACAGCCATGATTTTCAACCGCATCAAGAACAGTTGCCTTCAGATTATTGTCTGCAAACACTTCTGATTCTGACATTACCGCAAACGTGCAAGGTACATTTTTAGCAATTACCATCGGGCATGTGTATGTTGCCAATCCTTCTTTACCATCATCAGAAACAAGGCACATATATCCCTTCGAAGGTGACTGAAGCGGTCTGTATGCCATTGCATTTCTGATATATTCCGGCATTGAAGAAAGTGGCATTTTGGTGACAAACGTATCCGCATCTGATGCCTGTTTATATCCCTTCGGCATTTTCTCAACTGCAAACGCATCATAAGGCATCATTTTCCCTACATTGATGGAATAATTGCCAAGATTGTAGTCAGCTAAGAAAATCGAAACAATTACATATGAAACACCACTGGGAACAGTGTATGTTCTGCCTGTCGCAGATTCTCCCGAAGCGGAAATGACTTCTTTGCTTGAATTGTAAGCAGTAATGTATCTGTACCTTGCGGCGGATTTAATCTGACTGTCACGCAGAATATAAACAACATCGCCTGGATTTACTGGAATGAAATCTGTGTAAGAATAATTAGCATCAGTGCCAACACTGCCCGAAACGCTCATGTATTTACCGCTATGTTCTGTGATGACAGCAGGATCGCACCAGTTATACGAATGATATTCTTTTGTAAGATCGCCAACTGCTTTGGCATCTGCCGCTTTATTAGCCAGTGACAGCGATTTATCTGTATATTCGGTATGTGTTAATACAATCGTATTAGCTGAAACATCACTCGGAGAAATAGCACTGTTATCTAATTTATGTAACTGGAAAATGTAATAATAACTTGTTGATAACGAAATATAACCGCCTGTTGTATCTACAAATTCCACAAAAGATCCGATATTCCGTGAAGAGTATTTGCCAACAGCTTTCAACTCCCATCCACTAGCAAGGACAATTTTATAAGTTACACCATCGCCTTTGATTGTTGCATATGCACCATCGTATCCGCTAACAACAGATGTTGTGCTTGAGCCAATAGTGCCGATCGGTGAAGATGTTCTATAAATATGCCCGCTTCTCCAACCTGTCAAATTAAAATGATTATCTACTTTGAAATTATCTAAACCGCTCTTTAACTCAGTTACGTCAGCCTCCATGCCGTCCACTTTGTCGACCGCTGCATCGACCTTTTCCACCAGTTCGTCCAGGTTGTAGCCGTCATACTCGCCCGCCCATTCGTCCGTGGATGCGTCCAAGGCCACGCCCGCGCTGATCATAAAGATCTCGGTTCTCAGGATCTGTGTCCCTGAAGTGATCTTGAACTGACCGAGCAGCTTGCCGGAGACGGCGAGTGCTACCAGCGTCAACTCGGCATAAGGGCCGAGGAACTGTGCACCCTCATCGCCATATGTAAATGTTGTGCCGGAGATCTGCACGCCAACCTTGTCCGGACGTATCACGGTAAGCTGAACCGTAGCCCCAGAATCCACATCGTACTGTGTGCCCATATTCTGAAGTCTGGCGGCAACATATCGCGTTTCACTGTCAAGCTGGATCGCTTTGATTGTTGTTGGGGTCGTGTCGTGGTTATAAAGGTCGAGCGTAATATTAGCTTCAATGTTTTGCAGTGCCATATTCCATCACCTCCCTTTACGATAAGCGTGTGCCAGTGGTCTTGATTACGGTCACTCTTGCGGTCGCACCGCTACCATTCCTTATGTGCAAAACAAACCCAGTCGCACTCGCCGTGGTCTCATTAATTCCCACCGTCATATTAGACGCGGTCTTAACAGGTACGACAACACCACCCGCATCCGCCATTGATACAAGATACATTCCTTGGTCATTAGCCTGTCTCGTCCATGTTTGAATGATAACAACAAAGGTTGATGCCTTAGGAATCGCTCGATAATAATTCTGGCCTGCCGCCACACTATGGAAATTTACCTGTATATCGCCGCGTGCGCTTTCAAGCGTTGCGATTCTTGATATCGCCGAGCTTATGTTGGTCACATTGGTGTTAACCTTTGTCAGCAGCTCATTAATTGCCCCGATCACATTTTTGGCCGCTGTGCCAAGCGTACCGGATCCCATCTGCGTCACAAGGTTATTAACTTTGTTTGTCAGCGTGGACACGTCGGACGACTTGGCCAGGGAGACCAGGCTGGGGATCCGCGTCACGGATTCGACGGTAATACCGTTGATGTTGACACGATAGAGGGGAAATTCTACGAGTGTGTCCCCGCCCGCGATGGATCCGGATGTATACGCCGGCACAGCTGGTGAGCTTGCCGCAGGTGTTCCTGTGATCACGGCCAGTTCCATGTCTTCCACGCCCGTTCCTGCTACCATCGTGTATCTGGCGACAATGAGGTCGATTCTCTGCATTCCCTGAGCCCCATTCTCAAGCGCCATCGATTCGGTCGTTCCTCTGGCCACCTCCGCAGCGCATCCATCTGCCATCAGAAGACCATCTGCGATACTGATCTCGTTCGCGGAGACGATCGTCGCCGCCAGATTCGAACCGACGTCCATAATGTGGAGCCCCGGTCCGAATATTGACATATTGATGTCCCTGTCCTGCTGACCTGTAATGTGGGGCTCCCCTCTATATCCTGTGATGATGTTCATTATTCACCCTCCATGTTCACCGACAAAAGGCCGGCGGTCTCTTCAAGCTCTTCAATGTTCACCTCATCGGAGAGCTTGTACTCTATCGTTTCGAATCCTTCTTTCCAGGTGACGACCTTTGTCGTTATCGGCGCGGTCATCTTGATGCCGGAAATATAGTCCCTGCCTCCTACGATGTCCCCGATGCCGACGTCCTTGTCACTGTCTAACTCGATTTTGAAAGAGGTCTCATTGGCATACTGTGAAAGCTGATCTGTGCCGTACTGGATGAGGTCCGCCCTCGAGGCGCCCGCATAGTCGTATATCTTTGCGATCTCATCCGCTCCGAAGAAGGTCTGCCGCTGAGATATATTCCCGTTGCCGTCCACGTACAGATGAACGACCACCCTGTTCTTGAGTTCGCCCTGTCCCAGACAGATGAGATGGTTGACGCCCGTAAGGTCTCTGATCATCTCATAATCTGCATTCATGTCGGAACTGTATTCGATCTCGTCGGAGTAGTCCACAATCGGGACCGCCCCAATGACCACCGCGCAACGTTCCTGATCATAAGAGATCTGCATCTTATAGCCCACGCTCTTAAGCATGGCCTTTAGTCCGTCGTACAAGGAGACATACCGGGCATACTGGTAGCTTACCGTGACGCCTGTGGACTCCGAGGAGCCAACGAACAGCCCCGGGAACGCTGCGGAGACCCTCGTCCCGATAATCTGATTCAATTCTCCCGTGTCGGTCGCATAGTCGGCGCCGGCTGGCGGGCAGAGGATTTTATTCTGCAGCATTCCCCTCCATGTGAATCCTCCCGCGCCGATCGTGCCGAGCTTTGTCGCCGATTCTGTCCGGCGATAGATGCCGCCGTACTCCGTTCCCGGAATGTAAATCCTCGATCCGTCTTCAATCTTTTCCCATTCCGACCTCAGGCAGGTGATGAGAAAAGAGTTTTCGAAGTCTCCGATTTCGAAATCGTAGGACGTGAAGAGCATCACGCCCACCTCTTCGCCGTTGGGCTTTGCCAGAACTACATCACTCATGTCGTCACCTCGATTCTGGGTTCGGATCGCTCATGGTAGATCGTAAGGTCTACACCAAAGGACGAATCCCACGTTATTATGAGGTTGCCGCCTGGGATCTTTTTAAAGATCGAATCTGTCTTATTTCGGAAATTGAACAGATTTGTTTTCCTTCCCGCCGTGTACATTGTGACGGTCCGCGCCCTTGAATCAATAACCACGTAAGAGCCTGCCGGAATGGTCGTGTACAGGACGTAAGGATAGCCGTTTATCACTATCCTCGGATTGACTGCCTGCCCGTATATGATCATCTTGAACTCGCTCTCAAATGGGAACGAACTTTTGACGACTCTCGTGCCCATGACCGGGGCAGCATAGTCATACTTGTAATCATACTTGTAGTCCAGGAAGCCACTGCCGCCCTCTCTAGACGCTGTTAGCTGAATGTCTACTTCCTGGATCCAGAAGGGATAGGGGGCATATATGTCAATCTTGTTACCTGTCCATGTCAAATTCTCATCCGGCTCCGTGCTCGATTCTCGCACAAAGCAATCGATATAGTAGTCGCCCCAGATGATCCTCCCCGTCGACAGGTCGCGAATATCCTTTTCGAAGTCATCATGCAGTGCGTCAATCAACGTCCTGCGGGCCTTCTCGGAACCGTAAAACAAAAGCTCCGTGTCGTATTCGCCCGGGTCCTTGGAGAATCCCGCGACTCTTACGCCATACTGGAGCTTTGTTCCTTCGACGTCCCACGCCCATTTGTGATAATTAGCCTTTTTATGTAAAATGCCGTTCGAGATGAGGTTGTACCTCTTCCCGGACGAAGCTATATATGTAATCGGAACCCTCATTTAACACCCGCCTCTCTGAGCGTCCTGCCGAGCTCTCTGCTGCCGACCATAATCTTGAGGTCTGCCGTCTTAAGTGCCGCCTTCATGGCCGTGTACATTCCGGATGTCATCGATTCATTGTTCGCCGCTACCGCCGTGGCGATGTCCCTCATGAGGCTATCGTGGCCATACATCATTTCGTTTCCGGCTTCGCCGGCGCCGATCATGCCGTAAGGCGTCGACATTACTGTCGGCTGAGTGAACATGTACGGTTGATTCATAGCCTTTGCGTACCAGTCAATATTAAGGTGCGGGACAGACGGCGGATTCAGTGAGAATTCACCCGTCAGGCTGAAGTGAGGCAGTGCAGGCATTTCAATCTTTGGGAACTTCAGACTCAGCCCCGAGAAAAAGCCCTTGATCGCATCCAACTTCTCTTTGAATTTGGATTTAAGGTCCTCGATTTTCTGAACGGCCTTGTCCTTCATCTCCGTGATCTTATTGATCACGTCGTTCTTCATGCCGACCACTTTGTTTACGGCGTCAGCCTTGATCTGATTCCACTTGGATGCCATGTCGGTCTTGATGCTGTCGATCTTCTGTCCGACCTGGCTCTTAATCTCTTCGAACTTCTTCGTGATGTTCTCTT